GACATGTATCTTGAGAAATAAACTGAACACAAATAAGTTAGAAGTCTTTAACCAAGATGATCGTGAGGTTGTTGTGGACAATGTTGGCGATTACACCAACGATACCGTAAGAATCGTGGGATTACGTATCGACAACTTTGTGGGTGCTGATCAGTTCATCAAGGTATCAGTCACTCCATCGAATCAGAGTGCACTGACTCCTTTGAGAAACGATGTTCTAGAGTTTGATGCTGGTCAGTCCTTCTCTCGTATCGTAGAAGTGGGGCCTGGGGTTACTAACTAATGTCACACAAAACTGATGATACACTGAAGGATCTGAATCGGAGAGATATTGCCTTTCCGAAATACTATGTCGATGAGGCTCTACCTGAGTTTTTCGCAGGCACGTATCCGAAACTCATCACACTTCTAGAAGAGTATTATCATTTTGAGGATGGAGATGATGCTCCCTCCAAGCTTGTAAATGATCTATTTTACAACCGTGATGTAACTCAAGCGGACATTCAGTTACTTTCCTATATTGAGGACGAGTTACTTCTAGGTCAGTCTTACTTTGAGGGCTTTGCAGACAAACGGGCTGCAGCAAAATTCTCGAACACTTTGTATCGTTCTAAGGGAACCAAGTTCTCCATTCAACAGTTCTTCCGAACTTTCTTTAGTATTGACCCCGAAGTGATTTATACTAAAGAACAAGTATTCAAGGTTGGTGAAACTGGATCTGAAATTGGTTTTAACTCTCAGAAGTTCATTACTGACAATAGATTATATCAGACTTTTGCTATCCTTGTCAAGTCAGAACTTGCATTTAATGAGTGGAAAGAACCATACAAACTCTTTGTCCATCCAGCTGGAATGTTCATTGGTAGTCAGGTGCAGATCGTGTCTCAGGTTACAGACACTTTAACCGCACCTCAAGTTATTGTGGCACCTCCACCACCTTTCGTAGTAGAGAACAATGCAAGTTTTGGTGAACTGGCAACTCTTGATTTGACTGCATTGGTGGACGATATACATACAGATTCGGATGGTGTATTGTTTAGAATCAACCCAGTACTAACCGACATGAGAAACTTCTCTCTTCTGGATATGCAGACCGTAGAGAATCAGTATTCATCGTTGCGTGAAGCCCAGACTGCTTCGTCACCCACATTTGATGATTCGGATCAGTTTGAGACGAATGGTATGGATATGAGTAACAACTTCTTCTTTGAGACGATGGATCAAGAGAAACATATCTGGTACAGTGGTGATTCGGATCAGTACATGAAAAGTTTTACACTTTAGTCAGTAACACTTATAAATAGATAAAACAGACGGATTAAAAAATGGCACGACAAACTATAAATCGTGGAACAACAGCGAATGATGGTACAGGGGATACCCTGCGTACTGCTGCCCAGAAGATTAATGAGAACTTTGAAGAACTCTATATCTCTGTCGGCGGAGATTCTGCATCAGTATCCTTGACTGAAGGTGGTGTTCTATTTGAGGGACAGACTGAAGACGATCATGAAACTCTGTTGTCTGTTATAGAACCGACTCAGGACAGAAACATCTACCTTCCGAATAACAGTGGTACGGTAGTCCTAGATTCGGATGTGCAGACTCTGACTAATAAGACTCTGTCAAATCCTGTTTTGACATTACCACAGATTAATGATACCTCTTCTGATCACCAGTATGTTTTTGGTGTCAATGAACTTACGGCAGACCGCACGATAACTCTACCGGCTCTTGGTGCTAGTGACGTATTTGTATTTGCAAATGCGACTCAGACCTTGACTAATAAGACCATTGACGGACTTACATTCTCTAATCCAACACTCCACGGTCTTGCTAATGGTGGTTTACTATTAGACAGTGCAGGTAATGAATACGCAAAGTTTACGAATGTTTCTAGTGCAGTAAACTTTTTAACATTCGGAAATGCCGCAACAGGTGATGGTGCTGTTATTGATGTTGAAGGTGATGGCACAAACATCAGTCTCAAGCTTGGTGCTAAGGGAACTGGTGGTGTTGAGATTGTAAACAAACTTGTTCTCGAAAAGGGTACAGACGTTTCTTCCACTACTGCGATTGACTTGACCGAACCTTTGACGGTATTTAACTCTGGTAGTTTGATTAGTCCGACTATCGGAGATGGAACTATCCAAGGAGAAATGCAAGTCCTATCAAATGTCGGTGCTGGTGAAGTACGACTGACTCCAGCTGGTGGCACCTCAAACATTTTCGGTGTTGACTCCGAAAATGGATTTGTTGCCTTTGATGAAGGTGATGGATGTCAACTTGTTTGGAATGTAACAAAAAGTAAATGGTTCTTTGTGTCTAACAACGGCACAGTAACAGGGTAACAAAATGGCGATTGTAACTAACAGATTAAAAAAACAAGTCATTAGTGATATTAAGAAAGACTTTGACAGTGCTGATGTATATTATTATGCGGCAATCGGACGTTCTCAGGATTGGAACGATTCTGATATTGCGCCTTCGGCAATTAACAGTCTGAGAGAAACTAGAAATTTCCGACTGTCTGTTCAGTCTGCGAAGAATATTATTGACCTATCATTTGTTGTGCCACGTTACAACTGGTCATCGGGTGCAATCTACTCAGCATACGATGATACCAGTAGTGGTTATCCTGCACAAACATACTATGTTATGAATGACAATAACCAAGTCTACATATGCATTCAACAGTCTAAGAATGCTGCTGGAAACGCACAAGTATCTACAGTACAACCATCTGGTAACACTACAGGTACTCCGTTTGATACTGCGGATGGTTATATCTGGAAGTTCTTGTACTCCATCAGTGCATTGGACGCAACCAAGTTTGTCTCCGCTAACTACATCCCTGTTAAACTACAGGGCGTTACTGACTCAGACTCTCCTGCTCCTGACGTAGAACAACTTGCAGTACAGAATGCTGCAATCGCGGGACAGATTGTAGGTTATGCTGTCGATTCCGGTGGTGCTGGGTATACGTCTACTCCTACCATAACGGTACGAGGAGACGGTACGAAAGCAAAGGCAGGAGCCACGATCTCTGGTGGACAGGTGACCAAGGTAGAACTCATTGATAGTTCTGGTGATTACACACTGGGTTCTGGGTATCAGTTTGCCGATGTATCGGTGACTGGCGGTGGTTCTCCGACTAAACCTGCAAAGGTTCGTGCTATCTTTGGTTCTGTTTTAGGTCTGGGTGGAGATCCTAGAGATGATCTGCGTTCTACCGCTGTCATGTTCAACGTGAAACCAGAGGGTACTGTTGACGGTGACTTTATCATCGGCAACGACTTCCGTCAAGTTGGTTTGATGAAGGATTTGAAAGTCCCCGTGACAGACTCAGACTTCACCGAAGCAAACGGTGGTATGTTAAAACAGTTAGAACTTTCTAGTGTAACGACTGGATTTACCGCTGACAACACAATTGAAGGTTCTACCTCTGGTGTTCAGGCATTGATAGATAAAGTTGATTCGGATACTGTTTGGTATCATCAGACTGAAACGACTGGATTTGGAAACTTTAATTCCGGTGAGAATATTACCGAAATTGATGGTAACGGAGCGGGTGTATTAGATGCAACCTTTGCTCCATACGTAGAACCTGAAATCAATCCTTTCTCTGGTGAACTTCTGTATCTTGATAACCGCGCTGCGGTAACTCGTTCAGCAGACCAGACTGAAGACATCAAAATCGTAATTCAAATTTAAGGTATAGAGATGCCAAACACATTTACTTCTAACGTATTCTCGTCCACATATAAGGATGATTTTAAGGATAGTGACAACTATCATCGAATACTGTTTAATAGTGGTCGCGCTCTACAAGCACGAGAACTTACTCAGTTACAAACAATCATCCAAGAAGAGATTGCGAGATTTGGACGAAATATCTTCACCGAAGGTGCGGCAGTAAATCCAGGCGGGCCTAGTATTACTAGCGACTATGAGTTTATCAAACTAAACACCGCAACTAACGTATTACCTGCTGACACTGATACACTACTGAATACAGAGTTTACTGGTCAGTCTTCTTCG